ATATGTACCACCTACATATACTTGTATAAGGCCGTTATCATTATCCCAATATAACCGCAGACGATAGCTCTGATTCATATTTTCAACGGTTTTAGCTAAATTGCTATTTGCAGTAGCAATATCCTCTTTGTTTTTTGTGATTTCTTGCTGCATTGCATAGGCCAACGAGGATGACGGAACAGTGTTATCAGAATTTGTTTGAACGGTTGAAATTAATGTTTTTAAAGCATCAATGATTTCATTGGCTTTTGCAACCGTTTCTTCAAGTTTATTTTCGGTTTTATTCAGATTATCAGCATCAATATCTGGTTCAGAATTATTTACATAATTAGTTGGATTATAGATATCCATTTTTTCTAAATTTTTGATTGCCATGTATGCCTCCTGTTACATAGTACATTTTAATTCACGTAATGTCATATTAACAACTGATGTGCTTGCTGTAGTGCGCATAAAAAGTGATATGTATATAAATCGTGTTCCAGTAATATTGGACACATCAAAATTATTCGTTTTTAAATTTCCTGATGTATTTGGTATCTCTCTCCTCCAATAATCTCCTAATCCAGAGTTATAATCTTTACCGGAGCCACTGGAATCTCGCATATATATATAATCACTGACATATCCAGTAGCTAGAACCATTTCACATCCTCCAGAAGCATTGGCGAGAGAATATTTCAGCGTTATTCGATTGATATTATCAAAATTGAGAGGGACATTAAATACAATTGCCGTTGTTACATAATCTGTGCTAAGAGGATTTTCAATGTGAATGTTATCTCGCCCAAATGTCACATCTCCTTTATAGTAAGGTCCACCTTTACGCCCAAAAGATGGAAACGAGCTTATTGATTGGCCTGGACCAAACACTCCATTGTAATACGGTGTATACGGGTCATCATTCTCATATCCTTCGTAATCTCCTACAATAGTTGTATCCCCTACTCTAATAACTACATTTTTTTTAATATTCGATGCAATAAGATTCGGGAGACTTTCTACAAAAACATCACCTTCCATATATTTACCAGCTGTTTCTATTGTTTGTAAATCTGCGCTCGGAACAACATATTGATTGCCTAATGTCGGTATGTTTTGTGTTACAGTACTACCTGCTTCATAAAATCCTTCTCCCAAAGATAGCGTCTGATTTAATTGCAATTCATACCTTTCAGGTTGTATAATTGGCATTTTTCCAATTTGTTCATTATCACTTCCACGACCTAAAAATATTTTTCCTTTTTTTACGCTCGATGGAAGAGCAGTTAAATCACTTGTATCTGCATTAGCTCCATTTTTTTTAATTATGCAATCAGCCATTTTAATCAACCCATCCCTCAAACGTCCCAATATATGGACCTATTTTAACTCCCTTTTTTATTACAGCACTTGAAATTCCCGATATGCCACCTATAAAGGTATTTCCAGTCATATAGGTTCCTTTGACCCCGGCGGTTGTTCCATTGATAGAAGGGTCAACGTATTGCGCCCCTAGCGTTGGGATATCCTGTTTTAATGTTATTGAAACAAAATATCCTTCTGGGATATAAAATTTTCCATTAATCGGGAAATCATGTTCCACATTATAATAAGTTGGCATAGTTCCCTCTTGTGCATTTTCTGTTCCTGCACCAATAAACGTTTCTCCATACCTGACATCTTCTGGTTTTGCAGTAAGATAGTCATTATTAAACATGCCTCCGTTATATAGTATACATTCTGCCATGCTAATTCCCTGCCCCTTTTACGAGAATTTGAAAATCTGTTGATGGTTTAGAACCATAGCAATATAATGTAACAACTCCATTTCCGCTTTCAGCACTATCGACATATCCAAAAGCTTTTTTCTCTCTCTGGCTACGCTTGCGCTTGGTTTATCCCCTAAATATGGACCACCAATAATAAGCCCTATGTTCTCTTTTGCTCCAGGAACACCAACAGTCTGCGAATAGGGCACAGATGTGCTCCAATTTTCCGAAAGAACCATAATTCTTTTTATACCTTTAATATCTTCGATTTCTGAGTTATTTTGTAATACAGCCTTATTGGTTTCGTTAATATCATCAGCCGTAAAAATGTCTCCTATTTCCTGATACTCTGTTTTATCTTCAAGCGTTGTTAGGCCGGTTGACGCATCTGTGGTCATCTTATATTTTCGTAATCCGGAAAATTTGTCATTTTTAAAATTTGTTTTCAAATTCATAGCTTAATACCTCTATTTCCTAGAACTTTGGTTCCCAATTTAAACGACAAATGCTGAGGACCAGGATAGGACTTTTCAATCAAATTACCTAATCATAAATGATTTTTTCTATGGCATTGGCCTGATAAATTGATGTGTATGTTATCTTATCTGGGGTAAGGGGAGTGCTATCGCCTGTATAGTACGCGTTTCTTATTGCAACTATATTTTTTCTTAGACGTTCCATTTCTTTATCCGTCCTATGGTCCTCAGGTTTCCAATTCAGCTTGTTGTTTGTCGTATTTCTATATCCATACTGATTGAGAACATAAGATACCCATTTAATCGCCTGTTCGATACGGTTTAGGTCTTTATAATCAATGTAAGCTTTATCGGTTAATTCTATTATGTCTGACTGCGTACGGTCAAAAATAAGAGATTCTAAATACTTACTCATGTATTTTTACCTCTGCCTTAATTTCGTTGGGAGAAAAGCTGTAATTGTAGCTCTCAATAATACCGGTGCGGTATCCATCATAATCTGTATCAATCCTAACCTTCTGTCCTAGTTTTTTATTTCCTATAAGTACATCCCCCACCACATTTTCTGCGCGCTGGTAATATGCATATACGCGTTCAAGCACTTGCTGAGCATTACCATTGTGCACCAACGTTGCATCTGTTACTTCACGAATATTTTTGTTAAACACAATATCAGGATTCTCTTTAAGGATTGATGTTGTAAGATGGTTGTATTTCTTTCCAGTTAGTATTACATTTCCACCGGTTCCGGTTATGTAAGCATAGTTATCACCAGACTGACCAATGGTGCCGCCAGTTATCTCCAGACCATGATAAGGCTCACTAAAAATAACCTCTGCTGTTCCATTCAAAGTATCATTATATAGTTCTTGCGCCTCATCCGATTTTTGATATGTATGAACTGTTAGCCGGATTCCTGTGACAATATCAGAATGCTCCAATGTAACCCCAGAAAATACTTCATCATTCAAAAATTCACCACTCAAAGCATTTTCTTGCGGATAGATAACAATTCCGTCATAATTGCTTGTATCTGCAATAGCTCCAATAGCAAAGCATATATATACTAATGCGTTTCTCTTTGTGGTATACGGTATGTAACCATAAAGCGGAATATCCGAAAATGATTCATCCAACAAATAATTAAAATCTTCATTCTCAAATATTTTCTCTAATACTTCAGAAACCGGCTGGCCTGTATATATTCCTCCAGCAAATTCATTACCATCCAACACCCCCACTGCATCATGCGCGTCCATATGGTAATCCGTTTTGTTTTTCCTGGCACCGTTTTTAAGATAAAAATTTCCTATCAACTCACCGTTGAAATATAAAGTAAGTTTCTGCTTTTTCTGTAAATCAAACGGTATATCGGATGTTGTCCTGACCGTGAAATTCAAGGTGTTAATACTTATGCTTTCTGATATTGCATTGATTTCTTGCAAACAGTTTCTTTCCAATAATTCGTTGTCCAGAAAATCACGGTATATTCCATAATCTATTCTGGTAACAAATACTGGCCTTATGGGTTTTGATGTCTGCAAAAACGTGATTTCAAGTTTATTATATCCTCTCACATAGTTATTACAAAAATATCGCACTGATTCCGGGGAAAACTCCATATCTGACAATAGGTTATTATCCGCGTACCACTTTACTCTCATTCGTGTGCAATAATCTCCAGACATCATATTAAAAGTAAAAAGCAGTCCTACACTGGTGAATTTTTGATTAAAGGTTACTGTCAGCATGGGGGATTCAATTAACTTTTCAGTTGTTGATTTAGGATATAAAAACATTCCTGGATGCAAACCCATTTGGGGCTTAAGTCCTTGGCTTTGCTTAACATATCCGAACAATCCTTGTTCATTTGATACTTCTGGGCTTATATATCCATACGGAAGCGGATTATCTGGAAAATTGATATACTTTCCATTCAGCAGAGAAAACCGTGGAAAGCATAGAGCATATCCAGGATAAGAAATATCATCTCGCTTTAATTCTGGAAATTCCTGCTCTGTTATTGTCCCACGCGGATGTAAACCAGGGCCTGGACGAAGTCCTATTCTCGGTCTTAATCCAGGTCTTGTAATGGATGCTGTACTATTTTCTTTGGCATAAGGGGCCAAGTCATCATAAACAATCTTTAATCCCTCAGTATTCTGTTCTGCATCAGATAATATGGATTGCTTTAAAAACACATCACGGCCTCCTCTGCGGCTCCATAGCGGTAAAGGTAATGGATAACCCGGTCCAATGGTTACGCTCACCTTCTTTTCCGTTCTTGTTGATTTTTAAATCATCATCCCCGCTCGTTATGTATGCTTCAAACTCTTTGGTAACTTGACCATATGGAAATACCATATTATGAGACTCGACCGGAGCGGAGATAATTTCATAAAATGTATCATAGTCAGCTGGGTTACTTCTTTCTGCATCAATATCAAGCGTATAATTATAAAATGTACCGATAATATCACGGTGCATCCTATAAGACTGCAAACGTCCAGAATTTTCACTATCTGCGACCGAAAAATTTCGCTTTAAGGATTTTACCCATAGGCGGAGATTAACTCCGTCTATGGTAAATACTCCGTTCCCATTCTGAGCCATTATACGCTACCCTCCGTGACCATTCTTACACCCACACGGTTCTTTTCGTTGTTTCCAAATTTGACTACAAGCTGACCAAATCTTGTACCATCAAGTATTAGCTCCGCTTTAGCAATCTGGTTTCCACCAGATATATTGCTTTCTGCCAGCGCTTCCTTAAGTGCTTGCTTCATAGTTGATAGCGGAGACACAACTTCTGTTTCACGGTTGTTATCTCCCAAGATAGCAGCAAACATTCCTGCCCGCGGTGGTACTACTGTACCGGTTGCAAGCATTGGCATTTTATAGGGGACTGCTGCATAGGCAGACATGGGGTAGTCACTTCTTCCTCCATACCCACCAGAATATCCGGCAGATGCAGCACGCTTACCAGCATTAATTGCTATTGTAGCAGCAGCTATTCCGGCAGCTAATGAAGCAGCTACAACACCAGCGCCTACACCACCAGCTAATGCTCCTAAAGCGACTGCAAGAATTCCAACTGCCGAAGCCGCTGCAAGAATACTTGCTATAACTTTTTCTGTTGGAGACATGTTGTTCCAGTTCTTGGCCAACACAGCAATCAGCGATATTATGCCTGATATAGCAAGGACAAGGGGATTTATATTTGATACGGTTCTTGCTAAAAGTGAAATAACACGTTCTCCAATTGCTAAAAAGCCTCCAAGATTGCTTATTAATTGTCCTATGCCCAATACAAATGCTGAAAACTTCCACGCCGCAAAAAATGCCAGTACTGCAACTGTAATATTTTCAACCAATGTCTGATTTTGACTTACCCAATCCGAAAATTTAGTCAACCATTCTACGACTTTTTCTAATGCAGCTATGATAACTGCCCCGGTCCACTCTCCTAATGGCTGTAAAAATTCTTCCCATAACCATATCCCCAATGGCTTCAGTGCATCAATCACACTATGTATTGCTTTCAGGGCTGCTGCAATTAAATCAAATACAGTTGGCAACGCTTGCTCTACTCCCCATTTTGCAATTGGAAGTAGTACATTGTTAAGAAACCACAATATCAAGTTTCCAACATCTGATACAATAGGTTTTACAGCAATCAAAATCCTGTCAAAGCTTTCCAGCAAAGGTGAAAAATCCAAATCCGCAGACCATTCTTTTAAACTTTCTGATGCTTGACGGAAAAATCCTGTTATTTCAAGAATAATATCCCCAAGGTGCCTTAAAATGTTTGTGCCAGTATCGCCAGATACCCACGCCTTATCAAAGTTTGTAACTAGATTACCAACTGTATCAACCAGATTTGCAAAAGTAATTAGTAAATCATCCGTGATTGCTTTCCCATATCCCTCTACATTCCACACCTGCATAAACGATGCGCCTACATCACTTGCAAGCTGCTTAATAGCAGAGAATGTGTTTTGCAACGAACTCATTACCTGTGGGCCATTTTCAAGCCACGATTCCTTAAGCGGGTCGAACAGTTTCCCGAGCGTATCCTTTATAGCCTCTGCCTGTAGCTTAATATCATTGGATACTTCTTCCGTGGTAAACATATCCTCTGGTTTAAGCTCGTTCTTTTCTTCGCTTTTTTTCTTTCCTGTTGTTATCTGTATCAGCTTGTCAAATGGTGCTAATGCCTTTTCTGTTTCTTTGGCTGCATCCTTGGTTTCGTCTTTGGTCTTATCCAGACTATCCGCATAATCCTGCTGAACTTTAACCGCCTTGACAAATGTATCCTTTCCAGTTAATGCCGCCAGCAGTTGCGCCGTCCAGGTGACGGCCTGGGATAACAAATTGATGAACTGTGCCAGGGCTGGAGCTGCGTACTCAACCAACGGGGAAAAGGCTGTGCCAAAGGAGTTTTTAAGCTGGGTCATACTGGACATTAGCATGGATAATGCTTTATTGGTATCATCTGAATACTGGGCCAGATTATCCATACCTTCTTTTAATCCGCCCGTTACTGCGGAAATGGCACGGAATACAGTGCTAAATAAGATAGATGTTGCAAGCATTCGGCCCAATCCCATTCGTGCACCTCGGGATGCTTTCTCAGTACCTTTTAATGATTTATTGAGCTTACTTCCACTTTTGCTTGCCTTCTTTTGCTCATTATCAACACCGAGCAGCTTTTTTTTGTAATCCTGCATTGCTTTTTTAGCCCGTTGCAATCCTGCTAATGCCTTGTCATATGGCGCATCGCCAAGTCCATAACCAGCCTTTTCAGCGTAATACAATGCATCTTTATACCGGTCCACTTCATCTTGCAAATTGCGTACACTTGGTGTAAGACTTTGTATGGATTTAGAAGCAGATGAAAATGTATGTTTCATAATGCCTGGAATATCCTTAAAAGCCTGAGGTAGCAATTTTATATAATCCATTGTGCCGGATAGCGTCCTTTTGATATCTTCGCTGCCTGTTTTTGCACCATCCGTATTGATTTTAGTATCTATTAATACAGTTCCATCAGGTTGCAAAGATATCACCTCACTTTAGCAACTCTGCAAAATAATCAAATTCTTCTTTAGATTTGTCAGTGGATTTTTCAAGTTCACATAGCTTTTTATTGTTCTGTAAAAACTCCTGCTCCCACTTTTCTAAGCGCTTCCCTTTTGACAGTTTCTGCCGGATAGAAAGGACCTGAGAAAACAATCCGTCCCCAATTTCCATGAACCATCCGTAGAAAGTCCACCAATGGATTATCTGGCATCCGCGTGTTTCAAACCCTGCAATCCTGTTAACCGCTGGGAAAATAATTCCTGCGTCCTGTTCCCAGTCAATTACACGCGGTGATGGAGTATCTTCATGCACCACACCACAGTCGATAAACCATAATGCTTTTTCTGCCGCTTCTGTTAAATCGTGCGGAGGCGGGATAACGGGCCAGTAAAGAATTTCAAGCATTGCTTGTGTTTTCTCTGGGTCAGATAATTCTTCATCTGCAAAGGCTGATAAAATATCTAATATTGCCCGGAAGTCCTCACGAATTTCATAGTCTATTCCATTAACAGAGAGAGAATATGGGAGGGACCACGCTGCGCTCATTTTACGGGAAATGGGTATTTTCCCGGACCGGCATTATACGGTTGTGTATATTTTCCGGCCTTACTTTCCATTTCCGTAAAATTCTTACCGGTTTCCTGCTCTATGATTTTTTGGACACTTTCAAGTATTACCAGCGCCCAGGGGTCGCCATTTTCCATAGGGGTAAATGGACTGGCGATTTTGAAAAAACCGGAAGTATCGGCATTAAACAGATAATCAAACTTATCTTGCAGAGACTTTGCGTATCTGTTGATTGTCTCTAGGGAAAGTTCTTCCTTTTTTTTACTATCAAGAGTTTCTTTTAATTCCATCCACATATCCTCGAATGCTCTATACACATTCTGCTGCCGCTCGAATATGTCAAGGTCTGTTGGAACAAATTTAAAAGTTGCCAACACATCTCCATGCTGGTCAGTAAAATCGTAGTATTTAACCGGACTTTCAATATTTATTGGAATATTAGGCATGATTAATCTCCTTATTCGGACAACGAAGCAGGACTTGCCCCATCAGCCGTAAAAGCCATTGTTGTAGGGTCTACAGCGCCAAGAGTCCTATCACCTACATAATGCACCGTATGAGCTGCGGAAACACCTTTCAGTCCTCCTGCAAAGTCTCCCAACTCAACAACCCCCTCTTGCACCCATGCACGCATCTTTCCCGTGCTGTCGGTTTTGTATCGCTTTACACAAAGATATTTCAGCCGCAAATCTGACAGAGTTGCCCTTTCTTCCATAAGCGTATCTATCTTTTGAGCATATTTACTTTCGCCTGATACATTAGTCGGGTCCACTGTCATGCTTTCCGCATATCCGGTGATATCATAGTTATTATTTCCAAGCACATCCTGCTTTCTTCCGTCTCTGGATTCATCGAAATCGGCATATCCTCAACGCCTTTTCCAATAATTTCAAGTTTATCTTTTGTGATATTTGTGGTGCTTCCATCAGTTATCCAAAAGACCATAAAATCTTTTCTTTTTGCCTCTCCATCGGCATAAGTCCACGTTGCCACTGTTTTTCTCCTTTCAAATAAAAATAGAGCCATCACACAAGGCTCTGCGTCTTAGCGTCTGGCTCTACCATCTTTCAAAATCATATTTATATTCTATCGATACCGGAAGTATCCAATCTTGCACACCACTTTCCTGCGGTTCCAGGCCATAAGAGTTATCACGGGTAACTTTGGTTATCTTTCTTCCCTGGGATAATGTGGGATAATTTGATAATCGTTTCTCACTCCCATCAATCACAACCGGCTCACGACACAGCCACTTTCCAAACGTATCAAGAAATTCCTGTATGCTCATCTTCTGCCGCTCTTTTGTGGAGGATGTACGGTATATAATATAGAAAGGATACTGGCAGGTCTGGCGCACTCCACCCAGTACATCCTCAGTCTCAGAAAAGATTAAGGCTCCATTATCTGCCGAAAATGCAATCCCACTATCCTCACCCAATTCTTCAAACTTAACGGTTTCATTTTCATACAAACCGGGGAATTGATTAAGCAAGGCCTTTACAGCGATTGTCAGCACATCATATCCGCTTGCGTCTTTTCCTATTGGTTTTCGTTCATCACCCACGCTTTCCACCTCCAGCCGTTTTCTTGGCTTGCTTTATCCATGATTTACCATCTGCTTTTTTTGCTGCATCAAACCATTTAGCCTGTGCCTTAGGATGCGCTGTTTTGGTATACTGTAAATCCTCTTTTGCTTTGGTTTTTCCTCCATATTGGCTTACTAATACCTTTTTAGTACCCTTTGTAGCCCAAGTACTACCAGTAACAGTACTAACCATAGTTTTACCCCGATACAGAAAACGACCAGCAGGGCCATATGCGGCATATGCTTTTCCGCTCCCTTGTACTGCGGCACTCGCTGCTCTGGTAACATCCACAAAATCGCCTGTAATCATAGGCATAAAAGGGACCATACTATTCATGACATTTCCGTCAAGCTGATACTGCGCGCGCTGGAATTGCTTATCAAACCGGGTTAAATTAATCTTGATTTTGATATCCGCATCAACAACAGAGAATCCTTTAAAATGTGTTGTTTTACTTGCCATATTATTTCCCCAATATCTCAAAGTGAGGAATCACAGAGTATGGACCTCCAACAGAGGATACCAAATATACAAAGTCATACCGGTTGTTCATATAGGCATAAAAACCGTCACGATAATCTTCATCATTTACCGGACCACTATCCCATACTCCTTCCCAAAAAAAGCAATCGTCTGAAAAATCGAATGTAATGGTATCGTCCAACAAATCATTTACCTGTCTCCTCCACTCCTTCGGAGGGAGCCAGGGCAATACTTTGCCATCAGCATCACGGATTATCTGTTTACCGTCTTGTAACTCGTAGATTATGTGTAATTCGGCATTATCCGTGCTGTCTGGCCCATACTTTTTTAGTATTGCGCCTTTGTCAGTATTAAGGTCAACACCAGATAATACATGGGGATACCAAATACCAATGCCAGTTGTGGATGATTCATAATAGTTAAAAACAGTCACCGTGGCATTGTACATAAGGTATCCCCTCCGTTATTTATTCATCTGCTTATACATCTGGTTAACCCCCGTAGCCGCCAGACCAGACACAGCGCCTACCGCTACAGCCGTGATATAGTCAGTTGCCGGGAAATCTGGTATGGTTCCCATTCCAAGCGCGCCCAAAGCGCCACCCACTACAGCCATAATGACCGGAATCCATTCGTCCGGTATCTTCTTTGCCGCTTTGCATCCAAGACCAACCACATAGCTCAGAGTCACAATAGCTACACATGTTCCCAATGTTGTGATGTCCATTACTCTGTTTCCTCCAAATCAACACCTTCCATGACTGCTCTTGCCTCCAAAACGGCAATATAGTCAGTCATTGCGGCAATCTGAATATTATATGTTCTTCTCGGGCAGGTGGGCGTAAAATTCAGTTCTCCTTTATCCCACTTTTCCAGCATTGCTTTCAGCTTTTCGTACCGAATGACAATCTGGTAATATTCAGCCTCAAACCTGTCCTTATAATCTGCACTGTTCATCATCTGTACGGTGTCTTTTAATTCCATATCTACCCATTCCGGCGCACAGCAATGGAACGCCACTATCATCTCTTACTCCCATCAGATATACCTTTGCAGCATCATACAGGAGTTTATTGGTTGCCTGTTCATCCCCTGCCGCAGAGTATACAGTACTCCAGGCTTTAGCTCCGTTAGCTATTTCAGACGGGGATGCATAGCTGATTGATTCGGAACCGGAATTACGAGAAACAATAATTCCAGAAGATTTTCCATTGATATCTGTCTTAGAATCACTTCCAGCGGCGGCAGATAGCGCCTGTTTTTCTGCCAGTTCCAAACCATACAGTTTATCAGATACGGCACATACGGCTTTCTTGATTTTAGTTTGCACTCGTTCATTGTCTGGGAGGCCGTCAACCAATCGTTCAAATGTTATAGTGTCAAGAAAGTCGCTTGCCCGTTCTGCCTGCTTATCAAATGATTGGGAATCCGGTATGTCGCTGCCATAGTATTTTGTTGTGTAAAACTCATAGTCTGCATATGCCATGCCGGATTCTCCTTTCTTTAAGAGCGAGACGTTACATCGTCATTTCCAGATTTCAACGCCTTATATGTATTGTCACACTCAACTACTGTGATATGATTCCCGGTCGTTGCCTTGATATCAGTTTTACCGTCCCATGCTGTCCACGTCTTTACATTCTGACCATATTTCACTTCTGGAGCGGAATCAGCTGCCACTTTGTACTTGTACATGTGTCCTGTTTCGAGGGGAGGTTCAACGGTTAATTTTGTGTTTCCCGATGTACTTCCGGCCGAAGAAGTTACCGTCAGTGTTCCAAGAACGGGATTATCAGTAACATCAACAACCGCTATTCCGTCAATATATTCTGCAAACAAGGTCAAACCCATGATTGCAAATGCTTCGGAAACAGCTGTATTGTAGTTCCCCTGAGTATGGAATCCGATAAGGTTTGTCTCCCCGGCTCCAGTGTATATACCAGACCCGCCCGTGCAAAATCGCTCTCATTTGGGTCAACATAGTACATTACAATGTTTTCCACTGGTGTAGCTATTACCTTTCCTCTTGCAATTTCCGAATCGGACAGCAGGAAGATTGTATTGAATCCCATGAAATCCTTAAGATACTGGAAACCAAACTGATTCTGCACGGTGATTTCAGCGGCACCTAGATACTGGTAAACATCCAGTATATTCACGAACCCAACCACACCTGTAACATTCCGGTGCATCTGTTTGAATTTGTTTTCTACCATTCCTTTTGCCATAGCAAGGGCCATCTGGAAGGTGGTTTCTGTTCCGGTAAGCGTGCCGGTATTCAGATATGTATAAAATCGTTCTGTTACATCCGATTGAAGCTGGAACAAAAATTCATCGTCTGTCATCTGAACGGCATTTTCATAGCCGTGGTCTTTAATTGCTTCAATGGAAACGGCCTTTGCATACTTCTCAATGGTCATTTCCGCATACGTCTTTTCCTTTACTGTGAATTTGCTGTAAGGGATTTCCTCTCCTTCGCCTACAGCACCGCTCTGTAAAGTTCCTTCTGCGTATTTGCTTTTCAACACCGCGCCCGGTGTTTTCTTAATAGGACGCATAATCCCCAGGATATCCCGGAGGTGCTGCCAGTTCCGTTCAAACCGGGTCACAAAATCAATTTCTCGCGCTGTTACCTGTATGTCCGCGCTTGTGATTAAATTGGCTTTTGCTGCCATTACTGTTCTCCTTTACCAAATAAATGTAGGTTACTGGCGATTGCAGACTGTCGCTCAGACGGGTCTTTAATCGCTTCAATATCCTTTCGTGTCATAGTTCCTGGCGTATTCTGCTTACCTACTGGTGTGGTAAACCTCGCCATGTTCTGCTGTGCATCATCAATAAATGCCGAAGCATCATTTTCTTTCATTTGGGCCAAAAGGTCATTTAAACCAAGAATTTTACCATCCTTAAATTTAAGACCGGCTTCTTTAATGTCTGCCACCGCAGCTCTCTTTGCTGCCTCACTTGAAAACTTTACACTTTCAAGCTCAGTTTTCAATGCATCCGAAAAATCACGCTCGTAAAGCTGCTCCTGGGCTTTTTTTTCGGCTTCTGTAGCCTTCTGTTTCCAGTCAGATATTTCCCTCTGCATCGTCTCCAGGTCAACCCCTTCAAAGCCTTTCAACGTTGTTTCTGCTGCTTCTGCTTTTTCTTTCCAGGTATCCCGGTCCGCGCTCAGATTGTCGTTTTCTTTCTGCAACTTTTTGAGGTCTTTCCCATTTTCAGCCATGACAAATGATATCTGTTCCTCTGTCAATCCCTGTGCTTTTAATTCTTCGGTTTTCATTGATGCTTCTCCTTTTCCGTTATTAGGTTATTTGTAGGTGTGTAACCGTCCACCAACGGTTGCCATTTTGTAGGACTTGACTTGTCCAAAAACGCACATGCCGGAAATTGCATCCGCTTTTCAACCTCCAGGCTGTTCACGCTATGCGCTAGAACCTGTTTCTTTTAAGGACATGTGCTATAGGAGGGAGGTCAAATATAAGAAAAAGCCAAACAAACTACATTGCTGTAATCTGTTTGGCTCTGCGTCTGGCGTCTGGCTCTAAAGTTATTTTGCAGGTGATAAACCACTTTTGTCTAAATCATTTGCTTTTCCTTTTGCAATATTCATTATGGATGTATTCTTGCATACAGGGCAAAATACGGGGAGGTTTTTCGCAACCGTATCTAGTCGTATTTTAGTCCGGGTTTTATTGTTACATATAGGGCAGTACACCCAACTGTCTTTTACCATGTTTTCACCCTTTCTGCTTATTCCTACTCCCATTTTACCGTATTCCCAGAAAATAATCGTCCCCACATTTTAAATATACCATTGACTTTACGCCCTTTTGGGCGTATAATATAATCAGTGATAAAGAAAGGGGATAAAAACAATGACAGTAGCCGAGTTAAAAGAAATGATAGATAGCAACGATTGGGATATTAAATATAGTAGGTTTGGAATCCGCATTCAGGAACAGCCCTTTGAACTCGGCGCTATGGACCACAATTCAAAGGTATGGATTGACGAAGAGGAAACCGATGAAGAGCTTAACGGTGTATGTGCCATTGATTTAAACTCTCCCGAAGCCGCCGAAGCTCTTAATGGTAATGGATATTTTGGTTCCTACATTGCCTTGATTGCAAGCGATAGTTACGAGTACGGTTTTGATGCGGGGGAAGTTATTTTAAAAGATGCGGAAGTGCTGTATATCATAAAATAATGGAGGAAATCATGAGAAGATACCCAGATTGTATTAGGACAGATGGACTTTGTGGGGCCTGCTCCGCATCCAGTTACGGCAGGGATTGCCATAACAATAATATAAATAAACTGCTGTACCAGCGCTCCCTGTCCGGAATGACCCAGCAGCAAGTAGCTGATGCCGCGGGAATGAATATCCGCCAGATACAGAAATTTGAATCTGGAGAAAGGGAGCTTGGCAACATGACCCTGCGTAATGCCTTGTCATTGGCAAAAGCCCTTGGCTGTGAGGTGAGTGATTTAATATAGGAGATAGTATGGCACCAAAAAAGATATATCGGGACAAACATATGGATATCTTAAGGCAATTAGGTGTACCGGAGATAAGAAGAACGGGAGCTATTTGTGGGAATTTGAATGCACCCTATGCGGGAATCATATTATAAGGCGTATTGGTCTGGTCACTGGTGGTGAAATTATTTCATGTGGTTGCTATAAAGCCAGGAATCTTAAAAACAGGCCATTGCCTGATAAGGTCGGTCAAGTTTTAGGAACAAACATATCCCGCATTACCTCTAAAAAGCCCCAGTCAAATACATCGTCTGGGCATAGAGGAGTATCTTTGCATCGCCAGAAAGGTAAATCAGATACTTGGATTGCTTACATATACTTTCAAGGAAAACGCTTTTATCTTGGGAGCTTTGCAGACAAACAAGAGGCTATTAAAGCGCGTGAAACTGCCGAAAATCAGATATTTGGAGATTTTTTAAAATGGTACAATGAGCGAAAAAGCAAAAAGTGATTTCGATTATAATACAAATAAAAGGCGGCGGGATTATTCCCACCGCCTTTTTATTACATCATATTACGAAGCTTTTCAATATACCTTTTCATGGTTTCTCTTTCTTCCCGGCAGTCGGCATCTTTGGACATTTCTCCTAATTCCTCAGTCAATTCGTCCATATGCTCTTCCAGGGCTGCAAGCATACGCCGCTTGCAATCCTCATCCTTTCCGCCAGTTCTGTAGCTCTGCTTCTGGTTCATGTAGTCATCATAGGCCGGTCCAGTGGCGCGACTGTAGTGTCCTCTGACGTAATGTTTTCCACGTGTGCCACGATATGAGCTGTCATTATCATAGTCCTGTGACATTCCATCAGCACGGCTATAACGTCCCATGCTGTCACGCTTGCGGCGCGCTTCACTATATTCTCCGCCATCCATTTCGTCCATTACCTGATTGTAGTACTCTTCCTTGCATTTCCAGTACTCCACATTCTCCATGTCTTTCCACATGTCAATCAGTTTGTATGCGGTTTCAAGGTTGCTAGTGTTCAGGCCCTTTTCCGCAATCTTATCCAGCTCTTCGTGGATATTCTGCATCATCTTATAACTCATAGCCTTCCCCCCTTAACCTATTCTGCTAACAACAAGGTTAGCGTCTGATACCGTCGCCGCTGTGGCTCCAACGTTTTTTACCGATAGGGTAGCGCAACATGGTTTGCACACCCTTACTTCTACAGTTGCCGCTCCATTGATTGTTGCGCCGGCGGCAACTGTGTTCTGGATTCTTGCACCGGGAATACCTTCGCCGTCCTGCTGTATTTCAAAAATTACATCTCCTGCCGCAGCTGCGGAAAAGTTTCCGTTAAATCCTACACGGTACAGGCCAGGAAGTAAAACTACTCTCCCAGAAAGTGGCTCATGTCTTATGTTTGGACAATTGCAAGAATATATCCGGTTTGCTGCAAACAAAACACTTGCATTGACTTCAACGGTCTGTGTACCAGCAGTTACAAAATCTGCCATAATAATTCCTCCTTATATGCACAGAAGGGCAAGCCTGTGCCTACCCCTCCATGTGTGTAATACTACTATTCAGTAGACATGTCCTTTTCGGACAAGATACGCAATATGCGGTTGTTCTGGTCGATAATCTTTTCCATGTATTCTTTATTTTGCTGTTGAAGCGCTTCCATAATATCATTATTGGAAGCTTCTCCTAAAAGCAAAAACACATCAATCATTTGTAATGCTGTTGCATATAGGGCAAGATTATCGTAAAACTGCTCGTTCCGATTTAGCATCCGCATCCATTGTTGCATCCACAACCGCAGTTAGATGCGTATGGATATGGTGCAGGGACCGTGTAAGACGGTACAGGCTGCGGCTGACGAAGCTGTGCAACGATAGTGTTACCAACTGCATCAATAAAGCCGTTCTGGGCAGTCTGGCTTGCCTGGAACCTAAGAGTCTGATTTTCTGCCTGGAGGCTGGAAATCTTGTCCTGAGTCAAGAAGTCAAGGATAGCCCTGGTGTTGCTGTTGTTGTTATCCAGTAAATCCCTTGTTGCGTTCTGGATTGTATTTCTGGTATCACATGACTGTGTAGCCAGATTGTAGTTTACGCCGTCAATTGCGCGCTGTGTCTGGCAGCAGCAATCCTGGAGCTGATAGCCCATCTGGCATAAGCTCCGGTCAACACCATTGAATCCGCTGGTAATAGTGTTGTTCAGTGCGTATGTGCTGTCACAGATACCCTGCTGGATACCTCTAATTCCGTTTTCTATACCATTCAAAGCAAAGCCCTCATTGATATCTGCTCTGGTTGCAAGACCCTGGAGTCCTGCGCCATTTGCACCGTTTCCGCCGAAGCCATTGCCCCAGCCTCCCCCGGCGAAAAGGAAGAGAACGATAATCCAAATCCAGTCGCCCCACATGCCGTCACCATTTCTGTTATTGTTTCCTGTAGCGGCTGCAATGTCCGCTAAAGAGTAACCACTTTCCATAAATATTTACTCCTTTAAATTTATTTACAAAATCATGCGCATTGATTTATGTACTATTTTTTCATGCCTCCAAGCATCTGCTGGAACTGCTGTGCCATCTGCTGGGCTTGGTCTAACTGCTGTTGAGTTATCTGCCCAGATTGTAGCATCTTCTGCACTTCTTCCTGGGGGTTCCCTTTGAAATTGTTCTTAAATTCCATAAACTTTTGAATCATCTGCATTGGGTTGTTTCCCCCGCCCATTCCAGGCATCATGCCGCCCATTGGTGAGCCGCCGCCCAACATGCTAAATAATGGATTCATATATTATTTCCCCTTTCCGCTTGGCGCTGTGCTGGATTCTAAAAGGCCATATAATTCATCATATTTTGCCTTTAAATCCTGATACTCGTTTCTGGTAACATACTTTTCATCCAGATTTTCAGCCGGTGCAGATTCCTTCTTCTGCCCATTGACAATCTCTTTATATTCAAAAGTGCGAAGTGTTGGCATTCCTGCCGCATCGGTTGTTTTAATATAAAAATACTCATTTTCGCTGTCCATCAGCAATATAGATGTGCTGGGCGCTACTAAATACGACTTTGCCCCGGCCTCACCCTGCACCCATAATATTCCCTGGTTGGTCTGCGGGACCTGTGGAACCTGCGTCTGTTGCGGCATCTGGTATGGTGCCTGTAGCTGCTGCAATCGGTCCATAGGTGGTTGTATCGGTGGTTGATATGGGTATGCGTTTGGATATGTATTCAGATAGTTTGGATTGATAAATGGTTGCGGCATTATATCCCCTCCGTTCTTTTATATTTCAATTATCCCATAAAAAATAAGCCTTTGACAGGTCGTCAAAGACTTATAAAAGTATCAAGAAAGTATTCTAATATCCAAAATCATCCAAACAATTCGTTTAAGCATTTTATACACATATCTTTTAATGCTTGCTGTGAAATAGCAACTTGGTCATTGTCTGATAATTTTATTTCAAATCCATTCCATTTTACAGACACCCAATTCCCCCGCGTGGGTGTTCTTCCACAATTTATAATTAACTCACTTTCATCTGCAAACTGTTTCAAATTGTTTTCTCCCTTATTAACACACCCTTATGATTTTGTTGTTTACTTTTCTGCTTAATCTCTTGACTGTGGATACACTTACGTTCATTAGTTCAGCGCAATATTCCAAAGGATAATTTTTAGCCCGGTACTCAAACAGCGCCCGCTCTTCATCTGTAAAATTGCAATATGTACGAAAATAATTTAGTTCTGGCACTGTAAAGTCATATACCTTCAAAGCAACGCTCCTTAAATACCCTCTGACAAATGCTTTATCATAGCTTCTTTGGTTTTTTTTAAACCCTCTATGTTGTTACCGGTTATACGATTATCAATTAATGCTATCATTCCTTGGCATAAAAGAGATTGCATATCTCTTATTTCTTGGATAGATTTATAATCCTTTTCCACATTTATTTCTAATTTATCCACTCGGTTTTTTAGCTTAAATGCTGGATGCAACAATTTGTATATTACGGCTCCTGCTCCTCCAAGAGTAATAAGCCAACCGCATACAACCATAATAGAGTTTAATGTTTCCATAAGTTATCGCCTTTCCCAGTAATATATTGGTATCTCTTGCCCGCTGTCCCATGTATCCCAGTAATAACCATCCTGCACACACACCACATGCCCTGTAATTGCTAAGATGTACGTTCCTATAGGATTATCCTGGCAAAAGTCCTCGACCGTGTATACATCTTGTCCGTGGTCATCCACTATGTACCGTTTAAATCCATTCTGGCGTAGGTAGGACCCCCATACATGGTTTGCAGATGGCATATCAGATAAAGCACAAGCGCAGACAGTTACACCAGCAAATACCGTTTCCCAGTCGCTGTCAAGGGCTTTTGTTATAGCCCGGATGGGGCAATCCCCCACACGCTGATTGCGTGGATTAGGGTTGAATAATTTCCATCTGCTCATTCTTCTTTTCCTTTCGCATTCTGATACCGCCGCGCTGCTCCCCTGGCCTTTGCCGCCTGCTCCCGGTTCCATCTGGCAATCTGTAACCGTTCCTGCTGGGTGCGTAAGTCGTTCTCTTTGCAAAATTCGTTGTATGCCTTATTCTGCCGCTGTAACAGATACGACTTTCGGTCAAGTTCAAGCTGCATTTCAAATTTAGCTGATTCGTCCTTGCATTTATCCACGGCCTCCTGCATCCCCATGACTTCACGTTTGGTCTTTCTGATGCGCCGTTCAAGCGTTCGCTGCCGATTCTCCAGCTGCTCAACCTTGTAATTGTCTGCGGTTTGGATGTCTTTGTATGGATTGTTTACCCCATCACCGCTTCCGAAGGAGTGACGGCAGTTCCATCCACATAACCCTTCACCTGTTCCGTATCCAGTCTGGGAAAACGGAGGAAAGCGCTTATCCTTTCCAGTCCTGCTATAAAACTGCCCTTGCCACCATAAATGATTGCCCGGATTCTGCCCTCCGTCACCGGTTCTGGCCCCGATGTGCGCCGACACCAGTATGATATCCCAGTCCATTTCTTCCATACGCTTAATAGATATATCTCCCGTGGCCTGGGCTACTCCGGTGCGTACTGCACGCGCTGTGGCAGTTTCTATGGTATCTTTGTGTCCCGAAGGATATTGTACTATCACTCCGCCCGATACCACATTATTAACTGCCTCTTTGACAGCCTGTGTGTACGATACAGCCCCAGAAGATACAAGTTGGTAGGCGCTATCGCATTCATTGATAAAAAGCCTTTGTGCGGCTTCTGCTGTGGTCCTAGTATAGTTTTTCCACTCTCCCATTGTTGCATCCATGTTTCGTTCCATCAATCGAATAAGCTGCGGTGATTGGGTAAGCGGTGTTGGAGACAAACCAGCAGCTTCATATATTTTATGGTCGTATTCCAGGGCCTTGACTCCCGCTTCTTCCATTGCGAACTTGATTTCTTTTTCCTGCCGATTAGTGACTTTGGATAACTCTGCCGTTATGTCCTCCAGCAGATATCCTTCATCCTGCAATATCTGTATGCGCCATCGGTCAGAGGAGGTGAGCAGGCAATCATCGCCACGGCCTATGCGTATCATCATGCGGTCTATTATCTGACGGATAATGTATGTATGGAGTTGTGAGGCTATTTCTTCGCTTCCTTCTGCGATTCTTGCAAGGTAATCAGGGCTTAACATTTACTCTTCCTTCTTTCCCTTATATCTAATCGACCATTCAAACACTTTCGGGGCAAATGGACCAAGTGGTATATTGAATACTATCCAAATTAATAAGCTTCTCAATTTATTCCTCCTCAAACATCCTTGGTCCATTCTTCGGCTGTGCTTCCTGTACCATAGCCTTTGCATCTTCTTCGGATAATCCTTCAAACTTCCGAAAATACATCCATGCCGGTACCTTTCCCTGCACAACATACTGCCACCATCTTGCCCGGTCCTCCTCGCGGTTATATGTAATGTCACCAAAATCATATGTTATTTCGTAGTTGCCGGCGGGTGCCAGTCCGTACAGGTCAGCATATACATTAAGCGCATATATTGCCCCGTCAAGACAACTTTCCAGTTTGTCGCGCACATCCTTGATTAATTGGATAGTGCGGCGGTCGTCAGCTTCTACCTGTGTCGCTGTGACCATGCCTGTTTTTTCATCAAGCACAAAATACCCATTGGAATATCCACACTTAAATCCCACAAATGAGAGTAGGTTGTTTATTCCGGTAATTCTGATATCAGTATTCAACGATGGAACAATCTCCTGATAGAAAGACTCTGTTCCATTTCCAAATACATTTTTAACATAATGAGGAAGCTTTTCATTGCTCATGCCAGCATAACGACCTTTAATGTTTGTACCGCTTCCAAACATCAGCTGGTCGTCTGCCAATATAATCTTCTCACTGTCAAATATTTCACCCACGTTTCGGCTGTATGCTATATCAAGGTCCTTTAATTCTTCTATGGCCTCGGCATATATTGGTAATCCCAAAGGTGATGAAATATCTAAATTATTAGCCTGTGGAGTGCGGAGTATGCCAAACATGGGACCATCTATTTTCTCATTGTTTGCTTTAAGTATGGGTGGAGTCTCTGGAAGTAAGTCGGACCACTTAGTCCTACTTAATGCTATCGGGTCCCCCACACTTTTTGCAGAGCGAGACACATAGGCTCTATTGGATATGTAATATGGGTAATAGGTGTTTTCCCCATCCTTGACCTCGACAAATCGATGATACTCAAACCGGGTATAATACTTATCATTTTCGCTGTAGCTATCCTTGAACACAATCCCATAGATACCTTCATTGTCGCAATCCGTAATAATAAAATCCATAGCTGTGAATATGTCCAGTCCCTTACCATTTGGCTTAAGGATGATTGTGCCGTAGGCCATACCATATTCTACCCAGTGACGAATCTGGAAATATATCTTATCAATCTGCTCCTGGAGCCATGCCGCCCGAGCGCTCCCATCAATCTGTATTCCGATTGCCAGGGTAGCAAGCCGGGCCGTCTCTGAGCAAATAGCTTTTGCGAAATTGATTGTCTTAACGTTATCGTCAGCATTCACCCAATAGGGAGTACCCCGGTAGATATTGGCGCACTCTGTAATCTTGCTTTCCATCTCCGGGGATACCACTGATTCAACGTTGAAATCTTCTTCTGCCTGTCGCTTGAATATCATTCCTATCACCTTTTTAGCCCATGTTATTAGTCCCATTTAGTCACCCTATGCCAAGAAATACCCATTTTCCTTTGCCGTATTCCATTCTGTTTCCCTAAATACCAATTCCGTTTTGTCTTTCTGTCCATAGCAATCATACTCCAGAAAAACTTTCAGTAGTTTTTCCTTAGATGGTTTTCCGAACTTTTTTTCATATTCATCTGTGATATCTTCAATTTTATAGACAGACAAAATAAAATGTTCTAATACATTCATTATGCGCTGTTTCCCCTTCTCATTGATAACGGGCTTGTAGCATAGCGGAGAGCATCAATCCAGTGGTCGTTTCCATCCGGGTAATCCGCTATCACTTCTCCATTACTGTCAACCTCATGCTCATATTCTATGATTTCTTTGTATGCCCTCGGTGTACGTGCCGGGTCTATAACGATTGTACGGCATTGCAACCACTCAAAGGTATATTTCCTGCTTCCTGGAGTTACAATGGCTTTGCGGGCTGGTAAACCAGCGTCACGGAAGTCTATAATGCTTTCTTCTTCATCCACACCGCAATAGATTGTATAATCATCGTACCCAGCCGCCTGTATATCCTCAGCCATCTTGCTGTTACGAATTTTACAGCCACCCATTTCATCAAGCAAAACAACCAATTCCTTGTTTGGTATGTAAGCGGCCCGGATAAAAGCTTTGGGGTCCGGGAACCAGCCCCAGTCTTGCCCCTGATATATGCTTTGGTATTTCTGGATTTCCTCATCTGTGATTGTTCTAATCTCCAGCATATCAAATATATTTGTACCAAGCCCAACCGGTAATCCTAAATACTCATGGTTATATGCCCGCTCATTGGTAGCCTTCAGATGTTCAGCGCGCTCAATAAACATTTCTCCTAACCACTCTTCCGGCACAGAACGGTAATCGCTTTTATGCCTATACGCACTATCATCTGGTGTATTTACATACTGATTCGCCCAGTTGCTTTGACTGATAGGCGGGTTGAAGGATTTGAATACAACAAACTTGCTGCCACCACGCAATACTGACTGCTCAACAGTTCGTATTTCTTCCGGTCCTGAAAATTCGTCCAGTTCTTCACAATTTTGTTACGCATATACCGTTTCCGTATACACTCACCATATTACTATGGTGTTCAGACTATATCATGTAAATGGAATCTGTTACCAATTCCACTCACCCCACTTTTTCAACCTCACTCGAGGCTTACTCTACTCGTTCTCAGTTATAGATTTCTCTATAACCTACCTTTCGATAGTCGTTGCACATTATTATTCGACATTCTTATAGCTTTTTCTTCTTACGCATTTATCAATTACAGAAGGACTTACATTATATTTTTTTGCTAGAGCGTTCATTCCAAACTCTTTATCATGTCCCTTATAAATCTGCGAATTTCTCTCACTTCATCTTCGCTCAAAACATGATTCCCTTGTAAATATCCTCGAACTGGCTTTTTTAAGCCATTTGCATAAGCATGCTGCATTTGCTCCTCGCGGGTAGCCCATTCTAAATTGTCTGCGTTGTTATTGGATTTATCTCCATCAATGTGATTAACTGTAGGTTTATTTTCTGGGTTATTAACAAAAGCCTCAGCCACAAGCCTATTTGCTCGCTTTGTGTACTGTTTGCCATTCATGCACAAGTTGTACCATACATAACCATCATGCGATACTCTTTGCTTTAAAATGACTTCTCGGCCATGCTTATGGCTTTTTACCCTTCCTGTATTGCTAATCTCATAGTCCTCAAACCCTTTAATAATTCTCCAAATTTCTTTCATGGTATTTTCTCCTTAAATTCGTTTATTATATTGTACCATAAAAGATGAATTTATTAAATATTATGTCGAATAATCTTTGCTCAGGATTGTCCTATTTTGTAGGAGTTTCCCTGAATTTAATGGGTTTAACGTGGTCAGAAGTGTTTAACCACAAATATTTGAAGTATCCCTTACTAGCTTTAATTGACTTTGTTTTCTTTGCCTTGTCAAGTCCACGGAATATTATCTTTTGTCCTGTCGGCTTATAAACAAATCGGTATGGGCTTGTACGGGATTCCCATAATTCCGTTACTCCCAGTGCATCTATGGCCCATTGTATCTGCTCAAATACTGATTCCCCAATTGTAACAGCGTACTTTCGGAATATAACAGCATTGGACTCTGGGTCATCCATTATTCCCAGTACGATTTCCCCGGATATAAAAGAGGACTTCGCGGAACCTCGCCCACCATACAGGTCATAATATGTATGGTTTCCTTCCAGGATATCCCAGTGAACACCATAGAATGAAGGGGCGATTACATCAGTCAGATTTATTATGTCACTCATGCATCATCATTCCCTTTCTCCGGTTTTGGTATATCATTCAGTATAGTGACTCCTTGTGCATTTTCTCCCTTTTTTGTATTATCCATAAACTTATCAACTACTATCCCCATCGCTGTTGCAATTTGGGAGATAGTAGCATTTTCTAACTTATGCGGGTCCGCCAGCTTTTCAAGATATTTATCAATAATACCCTGTGCTTGTTCTTTCCTGGAATCCATATATGCCAACATATCAGCTGTGTTCTGTTCTTTTTTTTGTGCGCACTTCTGCGCAATATCTGCACTTTTTGCGCATATGTTTTTTACTGTGTTATCTGAAACACCGAATTTTTTTGCTGTGGCACGATAGCTTCCAGATTCCACATAATCAGCTATTATTTTCTTTTTCTGTTTATCTGTTAATCTGGAAGCCACAATCACCACCCCTTATTCTCTGTGCTTCACAAGGTATAATAGTCCTATACTAATTTTACCATGTTCGCGTTGGTCAAACCGTCCCCACATTTAAGCGTATCCATTGTTTCTACTTAACTCCCCCCTTTGCCTTATCGTTATTGTGAATACTTGACTGTACCAAATATCTGTGCTTTATGCGCTTCTGCCCTAAGACAACTTTTTGTTTCGTGACAGTACAGCCTGCATTCATCTTCATAACAATCAGCAAATGTATCAAAGTTTTTTTCTGTTTCAACCGTTTTGATTAAACTTGTTTCTTTACGATATGGGCATTTCATTTTTTTATTTCTTCCATTTTCTCCGCAATGTTTTCAAGCATTACCATATCTTCATCGGTTAATTTCTTACTGGCTTCTATAGCCAATCGTAAGGCATATAAAACTCTGTTACCCGTATAGTGCTATTAGTATTAATCATCCTTTCCATCTCCAAGACAATGCTTATTCATCCATCAATAGTTCTGGATTATCAAATATGTTTCCTATAATATCAATTCTGTTTTCCATTCCTTTCAGTGGGCCTTTATATTTTCCTCCAATTATATTGATTTCAAATCCCCCATTCTCAAATACCACTTTTGCTTTAAAACAATAATCACCTATATAATTACCTAAATATTGAATAATATCATTTTCAAAAATCCTTATTCCTAATATGTTATCTATTCCGCTATA